TTTATTAATTTTTAACCAATGATAGAAGTCAATTAAATTATTTTTATTATGTTTTTTATATTTTTTAAAATATTTTAATGTAGTCATTAAATTATTATTATGTTTTATGTTACAATTATAATCAGTACCAGATATAACAGTTACCTCTTGAAATTCCTTTAATGTCATATTTATTTCACTTAATATTCCAGCCAAATCATACATAATAGCTGTTTTTTTTAACAAACTTAAATATCGAAGTACACGACTACATCCATATACAAATAAATCCATATCTTCACTTAAACATGCATATGCTTTATGTTTACATACCATTTTAGCACATAATTTGTCAGCTTCCTCATTTGCTTCTATATAAGAAACACCATAAGCTTTTATTAATGTTTTGACATTTTCAATGTCAGTATGGTGAATACGAATAAATTGTTTTTTTAACAAATCCATGTTATCTTTTATTTCAACAATATTAATACCGTCGTCAACATTATTTGTTAATTTATCCTCTAATATTTTATATTTTATTTCTGCTTCTTTTTTTTCCATTTTGCGTTGTTTTAATAACTCTTCCTTTTCCTTGGGAGGCTTACCATCAAATATAAAGATAGGTATTATATTATATTGGTGGAATATAGATATCATCAGATAAAAGTTTTCCAATAAACACCCATCGCCTATAAATCGGTATAGATATATACTTGTATCAATTACTATTTTTTTACCACTCAATGATGAAATATGAATTTTCTTAATAGAATCATTACATGAATCTTGTAAAAATTTATTCAAATGTTTAATTCCCATTGTTGATGTTTATTAATATTAATAACATAGTTATATTAATATTAATTATATTCAATTTTTTACAAAATATTAATTATGGACATTTTTAATGACATGAAATCTTCACGATCAATATCAGATAGATTGTTGTTATCATTTATACTAAGTAATTTTTTTTCTATATTTCTTATGTTTTTTCTTATGTTTTTATTATCCTTAAAACTTCGAATTAATTCTATATAACTTTCAATATTAATTTGTGATTTATCAAATAATAAAAATGATGGATTATTAATAAAACTCCAATTCATAAATTTAATATAATCATTTACCAATAAACCAGTAATGATATAATATGTAAATACAGCAGTTTTTTCTTTATATAACTGTGAAACTGTTGTATTATTGAATGATTTTGTTTTAGATGTTATCATTTTATAATTTAAATTCATAAAATCTAATATCTTTAGGGCCTGAGTCATAGAATATGTACATTCAAACCTCATGTATTTTTGAAATAACATTTTAAATTTGTTTAAATTAATTGGTATTTTTTTCCTAGTCATATTTACAATATCTGAGTTATGTAGTTTACTATATGTATAAAACATAACATTTATAATTCTAGCCCATGTTTCACAATAACTCTCATATAATTTGTATTCAATATTCACATTGAAAATTTTATTTAATTTGGAATTAGTATTATTCATATTCATATTTGAAAAATCTAATCCAAAATTATGAAATGTTTCGTGAATAAATACTTTGAACCATTCTTCCTGTCTGAATATCACCGTTTCTGTATTCTCTCTACATCCACTAGTATAGGCTGTATTTACATGTTCACTGTTCAATGTAATAAGCTGATTATTTGGTAATATCTTTTTAAATGGTGTGAAATATGCGTATAAAACAAATGATTTTGAACAAGATTTTTTTGCATATATATTTACAATAAAAATCCACATATAAATCATATATACCTGTTTATTTAATGATTGAATATCATTTGATGATAATTCATTAAATATAGTAAAATATAAGTTTACATTTCTATGTGCAATAGTAGCTGAATAATGAATAATATAGGTAGCATTATCATCAATATACTTTTGTATTTCATGTGGAAAAAAATAACTATCTGTTATTTCTGGTCTAGGTATTTGTGAAATCATATTTATTTTTGTTATTTTAAAATCAAAAAAATCTGTTTTTTGTAAAGTATCTACATATATGTTTGCTTTTATAAAATTGTGATACAATTGTTCAATCCCGGTATTTTCAATATCTGTACCAATATAATCATAATTCGTAATTTCATTTAATTTATTCATTATACTTAACATATTTTATATTATAGCAATAATTATTTTTATTATTGTTATACGAATTATCATTAGATTCTGTTTCTGACAATCATTAATATGTTAGATATTTCTGGTTCTGTGCCTTGTTTATATAACATTAGTTTTGCTTTTTTAGTGTTTTCCAATACTTCTTTCATATCTTTATTCTGGCTAAATTTGGCATATATTGCATCTTCTAATATTTTATCATTCATTCCCTTGTAAAATTCATCATCAATTTTTATGTCTTTAGATCGTACCTGTTCCTTTTTATATTTACCACTTTTAGAAGTAGATGCTTTTGCCATATCAACATCAGTTGATATCTTAGAATTACTATCAAGAGTAAAAAGTAAATAGAATTCTTTATTTGTATTTTTGAATTTTCCAGCTTGATAATAATGTTCAACAGTATTCCATTTATGACCATCTAATTCAAACGGAGCTACATATTCGTTATCTAATTTGCGTCGCCAATTTGTTATTTTAGCTAATGAAGAAAATGATTGTATCATATCATTTGGTATTTTCTCTCCAATACCTTTACCTGGCAATGGTTTATTGTTGGATTTAATATAATATTGAAATACGATATTATTGTCATATAAATCGTTTTGTTGCTCTTGAATAATATCAATATCCAAATCAATTGGTTCTTCAATTCCAATTTTTTCGTTGAATAATTTAAACTGAGGAATAATACTATATGGTCCAGATAATCCCTCTAAACATTTTGTGGTTATTAATATTTTTATATTATATGGTATTTCGACAAAGGTAAATAGTCTATGATGTTTGTATGTTATTAATTTATAATGATCACCAGTATAGTCTAATAATATATAATACTGTGGTTCAAATACACCATTCTCTTCTAATATTGGATCATTTAATTGTCCACATTGTAACACATTTGCTTTATCTCCTTGGTCCCATGCTTCGCTAGAAAAAATTATTAATTTAATGTTTAAAACACGTTCTAATGTAGAAATAGCCCAAGTATCTCCCCAAAAATCACAAGTCTTAATTACTCTTTTCATATCTTCAACCGAACGGACATTTTTCATAAACTTGAATTCGTGTAGTAATTCTGTTGATATTTCTCTTTCTGATTTTAATGTTGTATATTTATTAGCTAATTGTTTCGCCCCATCAATAATAATTTCTTGATCATTTCTGTCTTTTGAATTTCTTAACCTTTCTTTAAACTCATTTATATTTTTTTTTAAATCTGTCATATCCGAAGTAGTTTCTTTTATATTTTGAATATACATATCGTATAACTCTCTATATGAATTAAATAATTCTTCGGTTACTTCATTCGCAATTTTTGTGCGTAATTCCAGTACTGTAATTTCCTTTCCATTAGCCTTTAATGCATCTCTTATTACAGAAAATAAACAATCACCCCCACCTTCATTATCAATAAGATTATAAGAATCACTCTTCAAATACTTTTGAATCCATGTATGATTTTTGTCTTCTTTATAATCTCCCATTTCTTCTTGAGCCTGTTTTTCATTTTGTTCTGGTAAACTACCATCTGGGAAAAAATCATCGTCATTATCATCGTCATTATCATCGTCATTATCATCGTCATTATCATCACTGGAACTACCGTTATCAAGTACATTACTGTCATCTTTAATAATGTTATGTGGTTTTTCTTTAGACTCAATTATTAATTCTGGGGTAACAAAACTATATAACAATGGCTCGTTTATTCTTTCTAATTCTATATCATTATCTTCATCCGTAATATTTATTAGTTCATTCGCCATAATCTCATATACACCTATTTGTGTATTTACCCTATCATTTTTAACCAAATATATTGGAAAATAAATAATATTGTCATCAATAAAATCGTACTTAGCTTGTCCTAAAGCAATAATTATATCGTTAATATTTAAAACTGTAATGGAATACATCGAAGCATCATATTTTTTATCTTCAGGATCTAGATATTTTATCTCCGGATAATTAATGTTTGAATTTAATACAGAATTCACCATTATAGTTTATTTATATAAATTTTTTTATTATTATTATTATCATAAATATTTAATTGAATACTATAAATTTTCCAAAATAATTATCTTGTTGTAATTCTTGTATATAATGCCAATATCGTTTACGATTGTAAACATTTACAGAATTTTCTGGATTATTTTCATAGTCAATAATTAACGTTATAAGTTTATCCTTTTTAATTTTATTTTTCGGTATATTGTAGTAATTCGCAATATGATGTAATAATTTCATTGTATAATTTTCGAAATAATCTACATATTGTGCTGATATTTCGTCATCGTACATTTCATCTACTGAACTATTAGCATTTTCATTTGGTAACTGAAAACCAGAACTGATATAATCATCATCCGGAAAATAATCATCATTGTTAAGTATATCGTGAATATGTGATGTTTCATTATTTGTTATACCATTCTCATGTTTATCATATAATTCATAGGTTAAATTATGCGTATTATCCTTCTTTAATGGCATTATAATATATAACAAAAAATAATTTTTATATATATTATGTATTATAACAATAACAAAAAAATTGAATAATTATCATTACTAGTGATATAATAAAAAGAAGATTATAATGAGTGAATTTTATAAAAGAAATAAATTAGAAAAATTACCACCTGAACTTAAATATTATATTGCGGAATTTGTTCCACATAATGATAATGTGTCATATCAATATATTCCGGAATTTAAAAATGTAATATTGGATTGGTATAACAAATATAGATCATGGGATACATCAGGAGAAATATATAGACATTACGATAAAATATACGAGATTGGCATTTCGCAAGATGAAATACCATTTATGAAATTTGCGTTTAAATTTTATCGTGCTGAGTCTAGATTCTATCATATCACTATGAATCACGCAGTTGGACAATTTAAAAAAATAGCAAAAAGACGAACATATACCTTCGGACATCTAAAACAGAACAAAAAATAGCAAAAATGTATATATTACTTACATTTATCTAAGATATCCATGTGTTTGAATTTTGATTTATGGGAAACACCTATATTATCTGTAGTATTCGAGTTCTTAATACAAATAATTCGTTCATAAATTAATTTCCAGTCATCGTGTTTTCTCAATATATTAAATTCTATATTTGTTAAGAATATATACAAATTTTCAGATAACTCTTCAATTTCATTTTTACATTTTTCATTATTCATTTCATTTACGACGCGTAATTGTAAATTATGAATATATTCTATGATACGGTCAATTGTAACCACTTCATTTTTATATAAATTACATAAGAATAATGACATCGATCGTCTTTTTTCATTTAATATATTTGTTTCACAGAATTTATCATAATCTTGTTCAGGTGACACAAATTCCATATTTTCAAATAGTTTCATAAATTCTTCAATATTATACACAATGATAGAAGACATGAATTCATATTTATTTTTTAATTCTTTACATGCTTTTGCATAAACATCACTGTTAAATTTATTGTTTGTAGCCATATTAAATATTGTATATCCAATTAAATTAAAGGAATTATCGTCATAATTGCTATTTTCTACCATAATGTCCAATGATTCAAATAATTTCTCTATAATTATATCATATGTTTTGTTGGTTAATTTGTTAATTAAAAGGCGAATAGTA